GACAATTTGTCCTAGTAAGATGCCCTGCAACCGCGCTGTGTTTGGTGCTTTCATACTAGCAGTTCTCATTGGTCTTCAATCAGCATATTTCAAACTTTATGAATTCTACAGAAATAATGATAATGCTCAGAACACTACTGCCTCTGCTTTTTTGAAACAACACGAAGTCGCTGTTAACGTTGTAGTTGAATTTCTTTTTGACATTTTGTTCTTTTTGTGCGGATTACTCGGGTTTGAACTCACCCCGGCTGCGCGTCGGCTTACATTCAGGAAGAGCTCTAGTGCAGTGAAAGCAGACTTGGTAGAACTTCAAGATGCGTCGTCGAAAAAACGGAATGACCCCGCAGATGGTGAGGGAATACGCAATGTTTCGAAGACATCGCTTCTTAACGCTGAGTGTCCCAGTGATGCAGTTGATAGAGATACAGGAACCCTCGTACCTCCAGCTTACTCTTCCTCAGAGTTCTTTCCTCCGCCGCCCGCTCCTCACCTGTATGAGACGCCCAAGGCGCCTCGTCTTGTTCCATCTGCTCCTAGCTTTAATTTATTTACTGCTGGTGGCTTGGCTAGTTAGATTCACGACACGAGCGTAAGGGTTGCGGTGGATCCTAGGGACCTCGCCGGCATTCTGAATGATGTCATCCTAGCATCATTCTTCCGGGACGGGTAATTGCAGTC